CGAACATCTATACCACCGAACCAGTCAGAACCGCAAGACTCTCTGAAAGGACCTTCGATAAAGGTCTTCTTCGGATTTGGTGAGAAACCACAAACCTTCAACAGTTTGAGGACCTCACTAGCTTTCGACTTGCGAACGATTATGTCATCGCCGTAGACCGAAAAATCGGTCCCAGCGTTGCCACAACCGGAAGCATGAAGAATAGCAACGAAGATCAGAGTTTCGAGCGGGAAACAGAAGCCGTTCCCCATGGAACAGAATTTGGAATAAACGTAACGTTTACTCTTAAATTCAAATTCCGGGCTCCGAATTGCGTTCAAAAATTCGAACCAATCGGGGGGTAAAAGATTCCTAACGAGACCGATCGAAATGCAGTCAGAAGCTGACGACAAATCGATAGTAACGAAAGGGTCTTCTGAATCATTAATTGAACCCTTACGGGCCAATCTTTGATTCAAACTTTGGTCTTGAAGATCGATCCCGATTCTCTTCAAACAGTTACGGATGAAGAGGTCGGCACCTTTCTGAACAAAACCATTGAGCAACGGCTCAACAGCGATAGCTCTATGAGTTTTCGCTGTTTTCGGGACGAAAGCTATTTTGTTGTTTGTCACGCATTGAGCTTTACCAGAGAACCGTGCTTTTGCGGTGCTCCAGTCAAGGCAAGATACATAATCCTTACTATCGAGGAGTAAATCCCTCAAGTTCGGGTTCATGCATAATGCCCAATAGCTATACGTGTACGCACCAGGCGAAACGGTCCACTTATCTGTCAGGAGTTTCCTCCCTAAGTGAGTGGCATTGCCGTGTACACCGAGTGAGGCGCCAGCACCAAACCCGCTACCCGAAAGAACAGTTTCTAAGGGCACAGAATCACCAAGAACAAACTTGATGAAACTACGCATCTTTTGAAGCTGCATTTCGTACGGACTACGTAAGGTATCGTAGAGGGAGAACTTCCTATTGAGTCTTTTACATCTAAGCTCAGCAGAAAAGAACTTCCTAATAGCCGAGAGCTCGGGGTCAGTTTTCACCAACCTCGAATCCCACGGATACTTCCGGATAAGTAGCGAGAATTGATTCGCCACAAAATGCATAGTGGCATCCGAATACTTCTGTTCGGATAAAGAATCAGCGAGTTGCAGAGCTAAGTCAAAGCGCTGAGATCTGAAATAGCCTCTCAGTTCTTTAACAAAGTCGTACGACTCGTAATGCTGAAACAACACGTTCATCACACCTTTGTATACATTAAAGGCGTTCGAACGTAACCTCGCTTGTACCACGTACAAAGAACGAAGCTGATTGGATTTCATCACGATCTCCAAAGTTTACCAACATCCCGAAGTCACCTCTTTGTTGAGGTGGTATCTGGGTGAAGGTGTATCGACACTGTTATATGGTCAGTAATGGCCAATAACATCAAGAACATTAGAAGGAGTAACACAACGGTATCACTCAACCTTCGTCGAGTGAGAACATTGCGAAACAACTTCTCTAACAAGTCCAGAAGGTTTTGCCAGAAATCGGCTTTCACCGATTAATAGCTAATCTTCTGGCTCTTGACATGCGTCTTGAAGGAGGCACTTGCAAGAAAAGCCCCCATGTCGTCCAGCAACGTATCGATGTTCGCGGCGGTGTAACCGACCGGTACCGCTACGTCGATCTGGACAATCGCATCCCCTGTTGGGGTGAGAGCGCCAGTCAGCGTAAGGGTCCGCGTCAGCTTCGCCTGCGTACGACCGAGACCGGAGAAGGTCGAGGTTGGCTTGGGAGCCGTCCTCGAGAGCTTCACGTCGTCTTTCACCGTCACCGTTTTTGCGGCGCCGATGTAGACGACCGAATCCTTTTGAAAGGAGTCCGCGGTATACGTACCTGCATTGACTGTCAAAGACATTGGGATAATCCCTAATGTTTAGAACTTGCTAGGTTCAGTTAAACCGTATAGAGATGATCCCTATACGGACCCACAACCCCGACCGGGGCCGTGAGCTTTAGCGTTT